TTTGGGAAAAGAACGGAGCTATGATTAACTTTACAGATGAAGAGTTGGTGTTTGCAGCTATGCATCACGATTTAGGTAAGGTTGGTGATTTGGAACACGACTATTATGTTCCACAAGATTCGGATTGGCATAGAAAGAATCGTGGTGAGATTTATAAACACAATCCATCTCTTCAGTATATGAAAGTACCTGATAGAGGATTGTGGTTACTCCAACACTATGGAGTTAAGGTTACAGATAAAGAATATATCGGAATTAAATTAACAGATGGATTATATGATGATGCTAACACAGCTTATCTTAAATCATATAATCCAGATTACAATCTTCGTTCTAATATGGCTTACATTCTTCACCAAGCTGATATGATGGCAACTCATATTGAATTTGATGAATGGCAAAGAAATGATAGTGATTCAGTTAATACAAAAGTTCCAAAGACAAAAGATGAACAAAAACAAGTAGACAATCTTAAATCTAAGTTTGATGAATTGTTTGCTAACTAGGAGATAAATATGTGGTGGTTCTTTTTTATATTATTCTTTTTAATTAGCATAGCTTCAACTACAATATTATTTTTTGCTTTAAAAAGGATAAATCAATATGAAGATTTGATAGAAGAGTTTCAACAAATAATAACATTCTCAACTGAAAAAATGAAAACGGTAGATGTTAATGGTCACTATGAATCTGATGATGAAACTGGATTCTTTTTTGAACAATTAAAAGATTTACAATTATTGTT